ATGGATGTCCTGTTGAAATATTTTTTAATTTTAAAATAGATTTAAAATTTTTAATATCCAAAATAGATGAAGTAAGTTGATTTAAATTCGAAGTATCAAATTTTATTAAAATTCTAGAAACTTCTCTAGAATTAGATTCACCAGATTCATCATACAAAGAAAATAAATCCAAAGTGCCCGCTTTTCCGACGTTTGAATCGATGGCTCTTGTACCATCTATAATTTTATTTGTAATGTATGTATCCGCGGAGGCGGTTAAAGATATTATCATTAGTTTGTGCTCACAACGATATCAAAATTTGGATACTTTAATTCGAAAATAGAACCTGGTGGTCCTATAATTAATCCTTTTATTATATTCGATTGTATGTCAAAAAATACATTAGAATATTCACGTCCATCATGAAATCCATTTAGAGTAAAAAATTCCAAACGTGTTAATGATAAAACGCCAGGAACGTTTATAATTTTTGACATAATATCAGCAATAATAATTGGTTGATCTATTTGCATTTTTCTAGTATCTAATAAGTTTTGAATTTCTAAAATTACATTTTTAATTACGTCGGAAGTATTCGTATCTGGCGCAGGTATTATGGATATAGACACTGTGTAATTTACTATCGCAGCGTCTACGACATCGACAGCGTCTGAAATCAAACGATATTCATTAATATAAGTTCTAAGATTTTGTTTGAGAGTATCTGGACTTACTATCAATCTTCCTGAGTTGTCTTTTGATAATACGAATAACTGCGTCGACAATGGATTGTTAGGGTTTTGTCTAATTCCTGCACGATAAACGCTTCCAAATTTAGATGGCAGTGAATAAACTCTAGACAATAAATCTATTTTAGTGACTATTCTAGACTGCATGTTTCTTGCTGCCGGGATTAAAGAACGAAGTTCATCTATAGTCGGTGCTGTTGATCCCCCCGTCGCAGGAGATAAATTAGTAACGTCCAGAGAAGCTCTCACAGAGGACGCTACAGAAGCCTTCGCGCCATTTCTAAAGTCTATTCGCAATGTCTTTATAGATCTTATAGAATTCGACGCAACATTATGTTGTGTTCCACCACCTGCTCTATAAGTAACGATTAAAGTAGTAGAAGATGGAGCTATTCCCATAGTTCTACTCTTTAATAAACTATTGGGATCGATCGAAAATCTAGATATCGTTTTTCTACCGTAAAGTGGTACAACTAATTTTGAAGGATCAGGAAATGCATCATCGTCGGCCAAACTAGGATCTCCACTTCCAAATTGTAATCTCATAGTTCTCGATTGCAAATCCATCGATGTCGTAAATCTTTTGGGAGCTGGTACAACTTTTAAATTTTTCTTGACGATATTTTTATCATCATTAATATTCACTATTCCAACGTATGCTGTGTCTTGAGTCAAACTTTCTACTTCATACCATTCGTCACCGCTAGTGTCTATTACACTAATAATTTCGCTAATATTTTCATTATTTAAAGTTATAGTTCTATAAGGAACATACTCTGGTCCAAAATTAAATGATTCGACGTAAATTCTACCCGAAACTGCAGTGACATCTTTCGATAATATAAATGTTACAGGTTGTCCATTCGAATCAATATCACCAACGATTATATTAGCAGATAAATTTCCAAACTTATCTGTTTCTGAAAAGTCTAAATTCTCTATTGTTGTAAATGGAACTCCGTCTCTTGACGAGAGCAAAGTGCCTTCTTGTATTATTGGAAGAGACGTTCTATCAGGTTCTCTACGTCCGAATTCTTCTATGGCGGGTACTTCTATATAAAATGTAACTTCGACCGTAGAAGGAGAAGCACCAATAATTTTTACGCCGCTATTTCTAATCATTCTTTCTATATTAGAAATTTCAACAGCTTCTGACCACAACGTTTCTCTAAATTGATGGTCCAGGTAAAATGACATGTTATCGCCGACAGACGCAGCCATATCCAACAGTAATCCGCCAACAGATGCTTCACTAAAATCTTGAATTTTATCAGCAAAAAATGTTTTTGCGTACTTTAATAAATCGCTTTTTAAAGCGCTATAATCTTTAGCAAGATAATTTCTAGTTGGATTTATTTTTCTTTGTCCTGCCATTTTAACCTACCGTATATAAAATTACTTCTACTGCCTTTTCTTTAGCGCTTATAGCCGGCGTAGAATAAGTTATTCTAACTGCTATTTTTGCCAAAGTATCATCTTGAGTCGAACCTATCTTAATAGGTTCAAACGTATTTAAAACAACATATGGCATGTATTTTGAAACAGCCGCCTGAATTCTTCTTGTAGCTTCTTCGTCGGTTTCTTCACTACACAATTCGAAAGTTAATTCTTTTAAATTCGCACCGAAGTTATAATCGAATAATCTTTCGCCTTTATTAGTTAATATTAAATTTTTTAAATTATCAGCTATAACATTTTCAATATTCGTGTGCATTTTTAAAAATCCACCATCTCCTTCGTTTAATTCAAGTGGAGTTTTAATGCCAATTGGAGGGCGAACTACCTGCTGAGCTTTTCTTTCATTTTGAGAAGCTTTATCTTCACCAACAGATTTAAAACTATATACTCTAACAGCCATCGTAGATATGTATGTAGCTTATTGAATTTTTAAGACGTTCCCACATCAGTTGTTTCACCTCGACCTTTTGCTGGTTGAACCACGTCTACATTTACATCGAGATTTGCACCGTTACTCAAATTGCCCACAGTTTTCCCTTTGCCTGTAGTTTTTTCCGTTTTAATAGAAACTGGAATACCGGCTTTGATTATTACTATCGTATTTAAAATGTGTTCATCAATTGCAATAGCTAGTTTTTTTGATATTTTTTCTATATTCGCAATAGCTTTTGCTTCTGTTTCTTTTTTTACTTCATCATTTTCTATTTTTTTTAAATCTTCTTGAAGTGGTTCAAGAAACGCAGTATAAATAGCTTCTTTAAGCGACAATGTTCCTGGCGTTTGTATCGGCATTTATTCTCCAAAAATTCTAAGACTTTTCATATTTTCAATTTTATTTCTTTCGGGATCTATTTTACTTAATACTTCTACGCCTGCGCTTAATAATCCTGGATCTGGGGCGCTATATCCGGGCGGAGCGTTTTTAGAAAGAGCATCTGCTAATTTTTGTATAAGGTCGAATATGGTATTCAACACTATTTTAAGTTCTTGATATCTTATATAAGGTTGCCCTTCTCCAGTTGCGTCGGTGTCTCTACCTGCGTCGCCACCTTGTGCAGTAGCTAACCCTAGGTAGATCTTATTCGCGGCTACATGAACAAGTCCATCATTATGCAAAACTATTGCGCAACCATCGCCTTCGTTGGATAGTTCGCCTTCTTTAATAATTTTTATAGTTCCATTTATACCTAATTCTTCGTCTTTTCTAGCTACTAATCTTATATGATCACTTTTTGAAAATATAGTAGCTCCTGAAAATGGTTCTCTTACCTCTTCTTCGTTAGGTAAAATAGGTGTAAATTCTTGTATAGAAAGAGCTTCATCGACTGCAGTATACATTGAAACATAAATTCTAGAAGCATCCGAAAAAAAATCAGGATCTCCTTCGACACTTTGCGATTTATTTCCTTTTCGTGGATCTTTTACGATTTCTTTATATTCTCTACTATTTTCATATATTTCGGGCGATGTTCTATTTACGCTTCCTGATATTACACTTCGACCGCGGCCGGCGACTAAATCTATTACACCAGAAAAATCTGCGGGTGATTCTACGCAATTCGTTCTCTTGTCTTTTAAATCGTCTTCTTTTTTCCAAAATCTATCTGTACCAAGAGAAATCATGGAATTATTACTGCCATGTATTACTAGATCTCCCGGTCTTTTTGAATATCTCGGAACTGGTTCGAATATAACTGGATCTGACGACGCTGCAAGACTAATTTTATCAAATTCATTTTCATCTTCGTCTTGTTTTAATGATAGATTTGGAAAATCGTCTTCTTGTGGCTTTTCTTCTGTTTTTTTGGATTTTTCTATTGTACCAACGCTTTCGTCGCTTATTCTCTTCGCGGTGTAGATTCTATCATAGTGAGAAAAATTTAAATCTTCACTATACTCATCACCATGCACTCTAGACAACCAATATCCGACAGTTTTTACGTCTCTATCGAACATTATCCATACAGTTTCACCAGCTTTAATTGGCATAGAAATATGCGAAGAAAAAAACGGATACGCGAGTGTATAAGAAGATGAAGTCGCATCAACTCCACCACTTATTCTTCTGACAAGACAACTATTTTTTGGTATTCTATCTGGTATAAAAATTGAAAAAATTTCAGGAGCTATAGTTAATAGTGATTGAGCAATAGAATTATCGTAAATAACGCTCACAACAACTGCTTTTTCGAATAGTCCAGGTGATGAAGCATTGTCTGATTTTAACTTAGATCGCTGCCCTATATCGTTTACAGCATTATTTATCGACAAATTAGCACCATTTAATCTTGAATTTTTTCAAACAAATCATCGGGAGAAACTCTTGCTTCTTCTTCCTGGGTTGATCTAATAATATCAGCTAATTTTAAAAGCTGCTCATTAGCTTTTGACATTCTCTCGAGGTATTTAACCATTACAGGACCTGCTTCAACGTGTTCGCGCTGAGCGCCACCAAATCCCGAATACGCGTTTATGTATAAAGCGTAAGCGTTTTCCCTATCTGAAAGAGCATTATTATATATTTCTTTCCACAAAGCTTTTCTTTTATCGTCTGTCGAAGATAACGTATCTAGTAACTCTGAAAACTCTTTTACTTTTTCTTCGTTTTTCTTGAGTCTTTTTATTAAATCATCGTGAATTGTCATTCTAAATTTTCCTGCATTACAATCTCTTTATAGTGTTTTCTTATAGCTGAAAGTGCTGAAGATAATTGTTTTTGCGTTAAATTAGACATGTCTCTAATATAAACGAAAATAGCTCTCTTGTGTAAGATATCAATATCTTCTAGATGATCGAATATTGTCATAATCGATTGCATACAAATTTTTTCGTTTTCATCGATTAGTCTTTTATTGATTTTTACGAAAACATCTTTTATATAATCTTTTTTGGCGCTTTGAATCATAATATCATCTGGTGATTCTACTATACTATAATTTGCTATAGCGCTTCTATCTTTACTAGACAAAGTCTCTCTGTCTTCAAATGATACATTTCTTATTTGAGAAGTTGATCTCTTTCTAGAGCTTTGAATCAACCAATTTCTAGCTATAACGTTGAAGTAGCTAAATGCTTTTGTGCCCCTTGAAGAATCGAACTTTCTTAAATTTTCGTATAAAAATGCAACGCAATCCAATTGCATTTCTGTTATATCTTCCCCTGGTTCAGAAAATCCGTAAATCAATATTAGACTTTCTGCGAGTTTCATTAAAGCGGGAGATATAGTACTTCTATATATTATTATCTTTTCTTCTTCGCTGGCCAATGTATTGTAAATAGATATTGCTTCGGTAACCTCGGGTCCGAAATACATCTTTTTATTATCACTATCACCAGATGATTTTTGACGTCTCTTTATTTTCTTTTTACCTATCATCGCCTTCGATTTCCTCTTCTACGATATTTGATATACTTCGTGCAACTTGAAAAATCGCTTCTTTAGAAGCTCTTAAATCATCATGCACCCTGCGTATTTCAGGACTATCGAAGAAAAGTGGTATTTCTAAAACTTTTGAAATCGAAGCCCTTCTAGTTTCTAAAACTTCGAGACATTCTTCTATCGAATCCTGTGCATTTAATAATAATCTTGCAAATTTCAAACAATAAAAAACAAGAAAAATATTTAAAATTATTGATAATAATAATGCTATTAAAAAAATATAAATCATATTATTTTTCCAATAACTTATCGTATTTCTCAAATATGCTATTTAAAGAATAATCTTTTCTAATTATTTTTCCTAATTCTTTCGCCCATTCGATAGGCTTCGATTGAGATTCGTAAGTTTTTCTCATTCTTTTTTTAGCGTCTAATTCTTTAGGCATAGCCCAGCGAGCGCCTTCAACAAATATATTTCCGTCTATTTTTTGTTTAGGTACATCTATGAGATCGTATTCAACCTTCGTAAAATGCCCTCTATTTAAAAACTCTAAATGACCTGACCAATTTGTAGCTATAACTGGTAAATCAGAAGCTGCTGCATCTACAAGAGGTAGTCCGTAACCTTCTCCTCGCGTAAAAGAAACCATGGCATTAACTTTTTCTGACTTCATTAAACCTGCAACTTCAACCTGAGACATATCGCCATTTAATAAATAAACTTTTGGATATTCTCCTTTTCTTACTTCTGATACTATTTTTTTAAATAACTCCAACAAAGATCTTCTATGAAAAATACAATTTGTACCTAAGTTAGATTTTATAATAAGACCAACGTCCTTATTGTTCGAAAATTCTTCACAAAACCATTTCACAGATAAAAATAAATTCTTTCTATCTGTCTCTACATCTTGACCTGTAACTTGCCCAAATAACAAGAAGTTATATTTAGTTTGTATTTCTGGTAGGTCTAAACTTTTTACATTTTCATCGATATATCGATTATACGCCTCGGGAATAACTACAACGTGTGTATTAACGCCTCCACCAGATACTAACGAGTTTTTAGCGAATTCAGATGGCACAATTATTAAATTCATTTTATTACATGCTTCTTTCCATGCGCTACTACATCTATCTGTTTCTACACCCGCAGTTATTCCAATATTAACTTTTGCTAAGCTGGTATCCCATTCATTCGGAAGTTGAATCTGCAAGCTTAAATCTGCCTGTTCTTCGAATGGATTCGAACGATCCATAATTTGACCAACTAGTCCATTTAAATCGTTTCTATCTAAGAACCAAGGAGTAACACCCCAATTTAAAACTTGACATCTCACGTCAAATCCTCGAGTGAGAGCCCATTCAAAAACTTGTCTGGTGTGTTCACCATATCCTGATTTCGAAAGAACAGGACCTCTTACTAAAACTTTCATATTGCATTTACCTCGAAATTTTTACGTTTTTCTTTCCAATTATCGATTAATTCATTTAACGTCTTATCCCACGCATCTATGACCTTTTGATAACCGAATTCAGATAGAGCGTATTGTCTTGCTTTAGCGCCCAATTTCTTTCTACCATCTTTACCTAAATCGTAAAGTTTCATAATACCTTTCGCAGTTGTTTCAACAGTTACATAATCTTCGTAAATGTATGGAACTCCCTGAGATCCGACGAGAGTTTTTAATTCTACTGGTAAAGCGACTCCATTTTCTTCGCCTGTATACGGATTTAAAACTTGTCTCTTCAAGCCACCCGTCGTCACGGCGACTATTGGATTTCCAACATTCATGGCTTCAAGGGTTGCCAATCCAAAACCTTCAGCGTAAGAAATGTTTATACAGAAATCGCTTACATTATGAATCACATTCATTTTATCAAAGTCGATTCTTTCTTTACTAAACACAACATTTTCATCTATATTTAAATTTTTACATACTTCAACCAAATTTGGACCTTCTTGATCGTATGGATCGGTATGCATTATTAAAGTAGCTTTTCTGTGGCCATGTTTACTCTGTAGTTCATCTACGAATAACTTCCACGCCCAAATAACATCGGAAGGTCTCTTTCTTCTAGCGTTTCTATTAATCCAAAGACCCACGAAATGATCTTGTCTATTAGATCCAAGTAATAAAATCTTATTCTTTTGCTTATCATGATCAGACATTGGATAAAACATACCAGGTGGTAAAGAATGAGGAATAAAATTAGTTTTATCTGGGAATAGATCGTGACAAAATTCGTAGGTTAAATAAGAATGACAGTTCAATAAATCCGTCGCTTCATAAACAGGAATATTAAACTTCGGAACAGGATGATTATCCCAAACATGCCACCAAGCGATGGGACATATCTGGTGTATTTCATCTTCCATCTCAAATAACCAAGTAAAAAATCTTGGATCCGTAAAAATTAAAATAGCGTCTGGTCTTTCTGTTGCCAGTGTCTCTCTTAGCAAAGACCTATTTCCGAATCCATCTATTGGCTTTATAATAAAATCTTCATTTACTACAATAGTGCGATAATCAGCATGCTTAATAGCTGCACCAAATTGTCTAAAAGTCCACGTACCCTTTTGTAATAAACCGTTAACTAAATGTCTAGTTTGATTTCCAACACCAGATGGCGATAGCGCATGGTCGGAAAGAATTAATACTTTACGCTTTCTCAATTCAACCTCTCAATATATCATTATCGAGGTCGTGAGAATGTTAACTGCCCTAAATAATTATCTTGTGCATTGTCCTGATTTCGCAAAATCGCAAAATTCGCAATTATATTTATTTTTTGGAAAAAATCCACGACGTACGCTAGAAATCATACTAGACACTAATTTATTAGCTTTTTGCTGAATTGTCGGACCCGCCGAAAAATCTACTAGTTCTATAGAATTACCTTGCTTGGCTCCTTTTTTTAGCACGATAAAACTTGTCTTAACGTTCGACGAATCGAGTTCCAAAAGTTTCATTATATACGATTTATACAAAACCAATTGTGCTTGAGTTAAGAAGTCTCGCTTTTTATCAGCTCTCCATCCGTACGCAGGACCTGTTTTCCAATCTAATACAAGAATCTTTTCATTATTTTTTTTATCTTTAATTTTAATAATACCGTCGATGAATCCCTTGAATTTTATGTCGTTATTCTCTATGGATTCCATCAATGGAAATTCTGCTGCATATATTTCCCATCCTGGGAAATTTGATTCCAAAAATTCCGGAACATCATTTAGGACAACCGTTGCCCACTTTACCCATTTTTCTACATCTTTAAATCCATTTTTTTCCCAAGCTTCTCGAATCGCATTTGTGCATAATTCGATATCTAATTCTCTAGTCTTAAGATATTTTTCGCAAGAAGAGTGAACAGCTGTACCAAAATCAAGATGTTCGGATTTAATCTCAGGTAATAATTTATCGATATAGATTAATTTATGTCGCCATGGACACTCTGCCCAAGTTCGAACTTCGGAAAAAGAAACGTGACCCTTTCCTGTTGGAAAATTACTCAAAATAACTCCAGAACTATAAAATAATATAGTGAAGTTCTAAAATTTATCACTCTTCAGATATAGCTCTTCCCTTTAATTTTTCCCAATCTCTTTGTGGACGAACTTCAAGATTTTTATTCCAAGATGCTTTTAATACCTTTGGATCTACTCCTATTTTTTCTAGCGTATAAATTAAAGCATTAATATCTTTTGGAAAACACGATCCACCATAACCAAATGCGGGAGAACCCGAATCATCTGCCGGCATAGGGCCAGGTACTTGCCAATGACTATCTCCTAATCTTTTATCTAATTTAGCAAGAGAAATGACAATATTATAACTAACATCATTTCCAAGAGAAGCAAGAGATTTGCATGCCTGATACATTTCATTTGCAAATGAGACTTTTGTTGCAAGAAAACAGTTTGCAACATATTTTACCATTTCAGCATTCGTCGAAGACGTTTTGTATAAAGGAACATTTGGAAACGCTTCTGAAAAGACGGTCGAAACTTTTTCTACAGATGAATTTGGACCACCAAGTATAATTCTATCTTGATTTCTCATATCTTCGAGAGCATTTACTTCAGTTAGAAACTCAGGATTAAAAACTACCCTGAGTAACGACGTCTCATATTTTTTATTCCATCTTTCCGTCGTACCTGGTGGTACTGTAGATTTCATAACTGCAATGCGAAAAAATCCATAAGAATTATTTTTCGATAATTTATCCAAGGTAGATTCAACAATTGAAAGATCACATGATCCATCGTTTTTCATAGGCGTTGGAAGACATACGAAATAAATTGCTCGAAAACCCCTAATTGCTTCACATCTTTCGATAAATTCCTCAAGCGTCTGTGGAATCGTGTGGTTTCCATTTACAGAAAATTCACTAGTTCCGCCTCGTTCTGTCTTTCCCGCTTTATCAAATGTAAATACTTTTACGCCCTTCTCAGAAAAAACGGTCGATAGACTCCCGCCAACGAAACCTTGACCAATTACGGCAATCATTTTTTACCATCTAATATTAATTTCATACTTTCATAAATTTTTAATTTTAAATTAGTTAAACTATAATCATGATTTCTTTTACAAAAATACACTTCCTTATTTAAAAAATCACCAGTATATTTTTTTCCAATATAATCTTGACCTAAAATTCGAACATGATAATTTTCATTTTTTAATAAGTCTAATAATTCTAATTCCGTAGAATATTTTAAAACGTGATCTACATATCGAATCGATTGTATTATTTCTTTTCTTTCTTCCCACGTTTGTACG